TCCGCACGACCCTGCACGAGGGCATCGCGGCGGGCGAGACGGTGACAGAGTTGGCGGCGAGGGTCCGGGGCGTGTTCGAGAAGGCCGACGCGTCCCGTGCCGCGACCATCGCCAGGACCGAGACCGCCGAGGCTGCGAACGGAACGCGGTTCCTGGTGTTCGAGGAGTCGGGCGTCACCAAGCACGAGTGGCTTTCGGCGCACGACGCGGAGGTCCGAGACTCGCACGCTGAGGAGGACGGTAACGTCGTGGACATCGGTTCTGAGTTCCCGGTGACCGGACTCAAGTACCCCGGACAGGTTGACGGGCCTCCCGAGGAAGTGATAAACTGCCGGTGCGTGGCAGAGCCCGTAGTGGGAGGCGAGTCGTGACGATCAAGGGCGCGATCCCGTACGGCATCCACGGCGAAGGCCCCAAGGCTCCGGAAGGCCAGGCGTGGGACGGTGCCGCCGCAGAGGCCGCGCTCAAGTCCTGGTCGGGCATCGACGCCGAGGAGCCGACCGCAGAGGCGTGGGCCAAGTTCCGCAAGGGCTTCACGTGGTACAACTCGGCCGAGCCCGCCCTCCAGGGTTCCTACAAGCTCGCGCACCACACGATCTCGGGCGGCAACTTCGTGACGGTCTGGCAAGGTGTGGCGGCCGCGATGGCGGCTCTCATGGGTGCCCGTGGCGGTCTGAACGTCCCGGACGCGGACCGGAGGGGCATCTACAACCACCTCGCGGACCACTACGCCGACTTCGAGAAGGAGCCGCCCGAGTTCAAGGGCGAAGCGGAATACCCGGGTGGCAAGTTCAAGGTGCTGGGGGTCAAGGTCAGCGACGAGGGGAACCGGGTGTTGCGGTTCGTCGGCAGCGACGAGAACGAGGACCGCGACGGCGACATCATCGTTCAGGACGGCTGGGACCTCCGCACGTTCCGCAAGCACGGCGTGTTCTTGTGGGGCCACGACCACGACATTCCGGCCATCGGCAAGCCGCTCTCGGCCAGGGTCCGCGACTCCAAGCTGGAGGTGGGCGTCAAGTTCGCGGGCGAGGAGCAGGGACACGACCTCGCGGACCTCGTCTACCGGCTCTACAAGGACGGCTTCCTGTCCTCGACTTCCGTTGGGTTCATCCCGCAGGAGTGGGAGCCGCGCCAGCCCAAGGCGGGCCAGGAGTCGCAGCGGAGGCTCGGGGTGAAGATCACCTCGGCCGAACTCCTGGAACTCTCTGCCGTCAACGTGCCCGCCAACGCCAACGCCGTCATCATCGGCGCGGCCAAGGGCGCGTTCGACTCGGCGACCCGGGACGGCCTGGTCAAGCACGGGTTCCTGCCGCAGGACCGCATCGTGCTCCTCAACGACATGGCCACGGCCTACGCGAAGGCCGTGTCAGACGAAATCCGTGCGGCCGTCAAGGACGCGTTCAAGAGCTTCGAGCCGGAACGTCACGGCGAGTCCAAGGGGTCGGAGGGCACCGGGCCCGCTCCGGTCGGACCTGGACAAGCGGACGTGACCGTGGAAGATGTCCGGCGAGAGATCGAGGGACTTATCTCGGGTCGGTGAACCCGAGGGGAGGAAAGACCGTGGAGCTTGCCGAAATGAAGGTGGCGCTCGGCGAGGGCTTGAAGCCCGTCAACGAGTACGTCAGCCAGTCCAAGGAGACCAGCGCGAAGCACGAGGCCCGCCTGGCCGAGATCGAGAAGATGCTCAAGGACCGCATCAACAGCGTGGTCCCGGGCATGGGTGACGACCTCGCCAAGAGGCCGTTCAACTTCATGAACCTCATCCGTCACGACCTGTCCAAGGGCAGGTACAAGGGCGCGAGCAACGAGTTCGAGGCCTTGAAGGCCTGGCGCGACAAGCGTGACTTCGTGACCGAGCACGAGCAGGCGCGGGCGGCGACCAAGGCGATGTCCACGGACGTAGACGTCCTCGGCGGCTCGCTCGTCCCGACGGAACTCCTCGGGGCGCAGTTCATCGAGAAGCTAAACGCCAGCGCCATCGTGCGCGTCCTCGGCGGGCGCGACCTGAGCGGCCTGGGCGGCGGCGGGCCGGTCGAGATCCCCAAGCTCACGGCTGGGGCGACGGCCTACTACGTGGCCGAGGGCGGCGACGGGACCGAGAGCGACCTGGGCACGGGCGACGTGAAGCTCCAGCCCCGCGAGATGATCGCCATGGTGCGGTACTCGCGCCTCTCGCTCATGGCCGCGATCGTCAGCATCGACCGGATGGTCAGGGACGACCTGACCACGCGCTTCGCCCTCAAGGAGGACTACAGCGCGATCAAGGGCGTCGGCCCGAACTCCCCGGTCGGCATCATGACGGACGCCAACGTGCCCGCGACGGTGTCGCTGGCGACGTGCACGGTGAAGAAGCTCAAGAACTTCGTCGCCGTGGTCGAGGCCGCAAACGCCCTCAAGGGGCGGCTCGGCTGGGCGATGTCCCCGGGTGGCTGGGCGATCATCGACGGGCTGGAGGACCTGAACGGGAGGCCCCTGCTCCAGCAGGACCCCACGCAGCCGACGAAGCGCCTGCTCCTGGGCTATCCGGTCCAGACGACGACGCAGATGGCGACCGCGGAGATCGTCTTCGGCAACTGGGACGAGCTGTTGCTCGCCCGGTGGGGCACCATCGAGTTCGCGGTGACGACCGAGGGCGAGAACACGTTCAAGAAGAACCAGGCTCTCGTCCGGGCGCTGATGTTCCACGACATCGGCCTGCGTCACCCCGAGTCCTTCGTGAAGGACACGAACCTCTCGGCGTAGGCCAAGAGGAACGTCAACCAGGACCCCAACAGGGACCACAGAAAAGGACAAGGAGAACTCAGATGGCGAAGATCATGGACGTCCACAGCAAGGTGCTCGTGCACCGCTTCCTGGCTGCGAAGGCCAGGACGGCGACGGAGACCTCTACCGCCTTCGACCGCCTCGCGGCGGGCAAGGCGGTCAGCGGCCGGGCGATCCTCGTCCTGGACATGGGCGAGTTCACCACCGGCACGTGCCTCGTGTCGCTGGAGCACTGTGCGACCAGCGGCGGCGGCTACGTGCCCCTGCTCGACAAGACGGGCGCGGCGGTCGCGTTCACGGCGAAGGGCGCCACGGGCGTCTTCACGATGCCGGTGGAACTCGAACTCGCCGAGCGGTACATCAAGGCCGTGGCGACTGGCGCTTCGACGCCGGTCTATACGAACTCGGTGTACCTGATCGCTCCCGCGTCCGACGCCGAGCCGATCACGAACCCCGCCGCGTAAGGACGCGGACTCACTCGGAACCACGGGGAGGCTGGTGGCCCTGCACCGCCAGCCTCCCCACGAACGCGGAGGGAGAAGGACATGGCGCTCAAGAAGGAGAAGTTCTCTCAGAACCTTGCGGCCGGTGCGCTGACCTTCACCTCCGAGGACAAGGGCAAGGACACGAAGCTGTCCTCGGTTCGCCTCAAGTTCTCCATCGCCGTCACGCAGACCGTCACGGTGACGCTGGTGGACTCAGCGGACGCCAACTACGACGTGGTCCTGGCGCGGGAAAGCCTCGTGGGGGCGACCAGCTACGTCTTCATTCCGCCCTGCGCTGGCGGCGTGGAAGTCCACAGGGACGACAGAATCAAGGTCGAGGTCACGAACACGGCCACGCCCGCCGCCGTCGCCTACGGCTCGGTCGTGCAGTTCCAGTAGGAGGCTCCCGCCATGCCCACCATCGTTGACGGGGTCCTCCAAGACGTCCTGAGCGTCGAAGCCCTGGTCGGCGACGTGGACCTGATCTCCACGGACGGGTCCCTCTCGTTCGTGGCGAACCCGACGGCGGAAACGCTGGACATCAAGGTAGTGGGCTTCGGTGCCGCGCCAAAGGCGACCTCGGCCATCTACGGCATCACGCGCCTCTCGGACGACCCGGCCGTGGCGCTGACCCCCATCGCGCTCGGCACGAACAACGCGAACTGGACCACGTTGATCGGTGGCGGGGCGACCACGCTCCACAGTCACGCCCTCCCGGCGCACACGCACCCGCTCGCGGACGGGGCCTCGGACGTGACCGCCAGCGCCGCAGAGGTCAACGCTCTGGACGGCATCAGCGCCAACGTGACGTACACGAACCTGAACGCCCTGACCGGGAGTGGGTCCACGACGCTACACACGCACAGCCACGCGGACCTCGGCAACAAGAGCGCCGACGACCATACGCAGTACGCGCTCCTGGCGGGCCGGGCCGGTGGACAGACCTTGCAGGGCGGCACCGCCGCGAGCGAGGCCTTGACCCTGGAGAGCACGGCGCACGGGACCAAGGGCGAGGTCCGCAGCGTCGGCAACCTCGTTCCCAGCGCCACGGGCACCTATGACCTCGGCCAGAACGCGACCCCGAAGGCGTGGAAGGACCTCTGGCTCACGGGCGTCCTCAACGTCGATGGCGTCCAGGTCGTCAAGGAGCGTGAGACCGGATGGACCGCCCCGACCGGTACGGCCAGCAAGGCAGGTTACGCCGAGGGCACGGCCACGCTTACGCAGGTCGCGCAGACGCTCAAGGCGGTCGTGGACGCGCTCGTGGGCCACGGCCTGATCGGGGCGTAAACCGTGTCCGTCGCCGAAGCCCTTGGAGACATCCCGGCCTCGCGCTCGATCGTGCGCCTCAACTCCTTCCAGGCCAAGTGCATCTGGGTGCCCGCGCACGAGATCCACCTCACGGGGAACGGCGCAGAGCCGACGAGGAATCCGACGACTGGAATGCTGGACTTCGAAGGCTCGGCGGACCAGGCCGTGAGCGGCATCCTCCAGATGCCCCACTCCTGGGCCGAAGGGACCTCCATCCTGACCTTCGTGCACTTGCGCTTCCCCACCGCGGCCGTGTCGCCGAACGCGGACAGCCGCTGGCGGATCGACGTCAGCCCTAGCGACCCCAGCGGGTCGTTCATCAGAAGCTACGGCTCGACCACGGGCGGCACGAAGGTTACGATTGTCAACCCCAACGACGTGCTGGCACACCGCCGGGAGCAACTAACTGGCCCCTGGATGACGGCACTCAGCGCGTACCATATCTCGCTCGGGGCGCACTGGAGTTTCAAGCGGTTCGCGGCGACCGACGTGCTGGACACGGACGCGGGGGCCATTGCCCTGCTCGGGATCATGTTCGTCTTCGGCGCGGACTCCACGGGCTCGCTCCAGACCAACCTGAAGACCTGAGGTGACGCCATGGCAGTGAATGAGTACTTCGGCGATGTCCCGGCCAACCGCGCGATCGTGCGCGCGACCAATGCGCAGTGGGATGACCTGGCGCACTCAGCGCACGCGATCAACACGCCGGGGGCCGCCACGGACCCGGTGAAGGGCCTGACCACGGGGATGCTCGAGTTCTCGGGCACCGTGGACAACATTCTGCCCGGCGCAAGCCAACTCCCCCACGCCTGGGAAGAAGGCTCCTCGGTCGTGCCCCATCTGCACCTCCGGTTCTTCAACGCGGCGGCCGGGGTCAACACGCGCTGGAAGCTGGAAGTGGATGTGGCGAGTCCCAACACGGACTTCGCCAACGCCTACGGCACGTACACGCTGCACGAGACGATCACCGTGACGAATCCCAACAACGCTGGCACCCACATCAAGGCCGAGTTCTCGGCGCTGGCGATGACGGGCAAGCTGCTCTCGACGATCATCGCCTGGCGCCTGTCGCGGATGAAGACGGACGTGCTCGACACGGACCCCGGGGTCTGCGCTCTGCTTTCCCTGGACTTCCATTTCCAGTCCGACTCGATCGGCTCGACCACTGGCATCACGAAGTAGGAGGCAGAACGGTGAGCAAGCACGAGGTCAGCCGCGAGGACTCCCTGACGATCCAACTCCTGATCGAGCGCCACCGCACCGGAGAGGCAAAGGCCGAACTCCTGCGGATGCAGCAGGCGACCATCGCAGAGGAGGTACTGCGCCTCGTGGGCAATGCGGCAGGGCGCGAGGTGGCGGCGGGAACCAAGTGGGGACTCACCGGGACCACCATAGAGGTCGAGAACGCCGAGCCCAAGGTCAAGCCGAGGGTGCTCCAGATGCCGAAGCAGACCTGACATGGACCTGACCACGCTCGCCCGCGTCAAGCTGGCAATTGAGAAGAGCTTGACCACGGACGATTCCGCCCTGTCGCAACTAATATCCGAGGTGTCGGCTGCGGCCGAACGGGAGATGAACCGGGCGGCAGAGACGAAGGCGCGGACGGAGTTCTTCGACACGTTGACGAACCTCGTTTGGGTCCAGTCGGTTCCCCTTCTCGGATACGGAGACTCGGCCTGCGTCATCACGAAGGTGTCCTACGACGTGTCCTGGGTGTGGCCCACGACGAGCGTGGTGGACGCGACCAGCTACTACCTCGACCTCAAGACGGGGCTGCTGTACTTCCGACGCGGGTTCTCGGCCGGGCCTCGGGCGCTCAAGGTGGAGTACACCGGGGGCATGGAGGGGACCGCTGCCGACTTCGTCGCGGCCTATCCTGACATCGCCCAGGCGGTGGAGCAACAGGTGGTGCACCTCTGGCAGACCCGGGGCCACCTCGGCCTCCAGAGCGTCAACTTCGAGGGCGGGGCCATCTCGTCGGGCCAGGAGTCGGCCCGCTGGCTCGACTACCCCAAGCGCATCCTCAAGTTCTACCGGAGGGCTGGCCTCTGTGGGTGACAGCGGCTTCCGCGTGAACATCGCCTCCTTCGAGCGGGTGCAGGCGATCCTGAACAAGGTGGCTCAGAACGTGCCCAAGGCCGCGAGCAAGGCCTGCCTGGACGCGGGACGCGTGTTCGTCAAGGAGTTCAAGTCGCGCCGTCTCAGCGGACACGGTCCCAACTCGCTCGGCCGCATCTCGGGCGACATGGCCCGGAGGACCGAAGCGTATCCGCTGGGGGAGAGGGGGTCGGCCAAGGGGGTCGGCGTTGGCGTGCGAGTTGGCGTCCCCTACGCCAAGAGCCACGAGGCCGCACCGCTGGGCAAGGCCCCGCTCGTCATCCGTGCGAAGAACGGCCCCTACCTCATCTTCAAGGTCCAGTCGCGGACCGCCACTGGCCTGACCCACAAGGACACTGGGCGGGCCATCCTCAAGCGCGGCAAGGCCGTCTGGGTCAAGGTCAAGAAGGTCACCATCCCGCCGCGCCTCAACCTCCTCGTGGACTGGAAGGACTGGTATCCGAGCATGATCCACATGATCGAAGCCAGCATCGTCAAGGCGTTCGGAGACGCGAGGGCGTAGCGTGGCCGACAGCATACGAGAAAAGGCGATGCAGGCGCTCGAAACCCTGCTTGCCACCGTGACGGGGTTCTCGGCCGAACAGGTCGAGAGGACCGCGACTGCGGCACCGACCGAGGGGACATACCCACGCATCGACGTTCGAGAGGGCATGGACACGTCCTTCGAGAAGACTCCGGACGCCCCGCACCAAAAGGCGGAACACCAACTCGTAGTCGTGCTCCAGGTGTGGGTCAGCGGCCCGGACGCACCGCAGAAGCGCCTCAACAACCACAAGGCCGACATCGAAAAGAAGCTCAAGACGCACCCGAACTACAAGCTCACCGCTGGCGTCTGGCAACTCCACGTAACGGGTTCCGACTCCCAGGTGTCCCGCGACCAGCAGTTCAACTCCATGTACATCTCCATCCTCGTGAAGTACAGACACGTCCTTGACGACCCCTACACCCCGTAGGATGATTACCCAGGAGGAAACCCATGCCGCTACTTCGTGACCGCGCAGTGATCGCCCTCAAGGCCGAGGCGGTGGAAGGAGTCGCGGAGGCGCTGACAGCCGCAGAGGCGACCCTCCTGGTGTGGGAGACCTCGGGCAAGCCCGCGACGGCCATCGTCCCCAGGAACCCCACCGCCAACACCCTTTCCGCGCGCCTCGGCAAGCGCGGCAAGAACTGGTTCGACCTGTCCTTCAAGTTCGAGGTCAAGGGCGAGGACTCGACCGCCGACAGCGTGCCGTCCTGGAGCCTGATCCTCGAAGCGGCCGGGCTCAAGAAGACGGTCAACACGGGCGTCTCCGTGACGTGGGAGCCCCGGGACGACCTCGCCGGTTGTCCGAGCCTCACGGCCGCGCTCTACATCGACGGCCTCGTCAGGAAGATTCGCGGTGCCCGCGTGACCGCGCTGGCGATCACGGGCGAGGTGGGGGACCGGATCGTCTGCACTTGCACCCTGCGCGGCGTCCTCGTCACCCCCGGTGACGTGGCCGCGACCCTGCTGGCACCGACCTATCCGTCCGCGACCCCGGAGGTGATGGGCGGCTGGACCTGCACCCTGGACGCCGTCGTGTTCACGGGGACCAAGTTCGAGATCACGCTCAACCCGAAGACGGCCGAGCGGACCGAGCCGACGATGGGCTACGGCCTGCGGTCCATCGCCGAGACCAACCGGGAACTCAAGATGACGCTGGACCCCGAGTTGGAACTCCCGAGCGGCAAGGCGTACCTCAACGAGTTGATCGCCGAGACCACGGTGGACTTCAAGGCCGAGGTCGGGACCGGCGTCACCGGACACGTCGTGACCATCGACTGTAACCGCATCCAGTGGGAAGGCGTGGACGACGGGAACCGCGACGACATGGCGACCGCGCCGCTCACGGCCCGCATCCTCGGACCGGAAGTCGGCGGCGTGGAGATGACGATCACGAAGAAGTAGACCTCCGGGGCTGGCCTGGACAGGAGGCGAGCATGGCGTTGGCGTTGACTCCCCACTCGGTGCGGGACTACGTGCTCCAGCGGGAGCGCGACCTTCCCGCCACCGAGCAGACCCACTTCAAGCTGCGGCTGTTGAGCGCGGCAGAGCACTCGTCCATCCAGGGCGAGTGGGTCAGCCTGTCCACGAAGTTCGACGCGCTGGTACGGGCCTGCGACCTGGCCCTCGTCGGCTGGGTGAACCTGCGCTCGCCGACTGGCGCGGAGGTGCCGTTCCCGTCCGGCAAGGAGCCTGGCATGTCCCGGCCGGTAGACCACCTCCACCAGGACGACGTGCTGGAGATCGGCTCCAAGGCCATCGCCAACTCGACCCTCGGGGGTGACGACCTGGGAAAATCGAAGCCGGGTTCCGCATCGCCATCCGCGACCTGACCCACCGCTGCGAGGCGTGCCGGGACCGCCCGGCGCTGCGGGCTCAACTCGGATGCGAGGTCCCAGCGGAGCGGCCGGTGTGGCACACGCTCGACAACTCCCCACGCCACCGCTGCCCGATAGCAGAGGCGTCCGATCCCGGGGTGGCCCTCGCGCTCACGGCCTACGACGAGTATGCTTCTCATGGGGTCCTACCGTTCGGAGGAGGACTCATGGATCAGCCAGCGACGATGCTCCAGGCGTTGCGGCTGCTCGGGAGGTTGAGCGCAAATGCCCGATGAAGAACTGAACGTACTGCTCAGGCTGGAGGACCAGTTCTCGAAGGTGGTGGACCAGGCCAACACCGTCTTCGGCGAGATGGAGAAGAACCTCAAGGAGGTTGAGGCGCACACCAAGGCCACGATGTGGCTGGACTACGGCAAGGCCGCGTTGCAGGCGGCAAACTGGGTCTACCAAGGGATGAAGACCATCGGCGGCGCAGTGCTCGGGTTCTACCGCGACTCCGTTTCCAGGGCCATCGAAGCAGAGGAAGCGGCGGCTCGGTTCAACGCGGCGCTCAAGGTCAAGGACCTGGAGCAGTACGGGGACGCGCTGCGGAAGCTCGCGGAAGGACTTGCCGAGCACAGCCGATATTCGGCCGACGCGATCCGCAGCACCGAAGCACTCGTCGTGACCCTCGGGACCGCGCCGCACCTCATCGCGCCCGTCACGCAGGCAGCGATAGACCTGTCGGCCGCACTCGGCATCGGGCTCGACCAGGCCGCCTCGACCGTCATTCGAGCGATGAACGGAAGCACGGCGGGACTCAGTCGCCTCGGCATCGTCATCAACACCGACCTCATCCCTCCTGCGGAACGCGGGGCCTACGTACTGGAGCAGATCGTCAGGGCAGTAGGCGGTACGGCCCAGGCGCAGATGGGCACCTTCGGCGTGATGATCGACAAGGCGGGGCAGGCCTTCGAGCGGATGCAGAAGGCCATAGGAGAGACCTTCACGAAGATGGGCATGGGTCAGGGCGTGCTTGAGACGGTGACCTCCGCGCTCGACTCGCTGACCCGCTACGTGAAGGACCACGCGCCAGAAATCTCGGGCATGATCGCAGGCCTCGGCATCGCCTTCCTCAACCTCGGCAAGGTCGTCCTGGAAGTGTTCGAGGGGACTATCCTCCCCATCATCGAGCGTTTCGGCAGCGTCCAGAAGCCCATCGTGCTACAGTTCCAGGAGTGGGTGAAGGGCCAGGACTCCGTCACCGAATCGACCGCAGCGGAGGCGGCTGCGCTACTCGACCGGATGGACAACCTCGGGAAGTTCAACCAGTACATGCACGACAGCGCCACCATCACCATCGAGGGACTGAGTTCCACGAACGCGCACACGAAGGCCTGGGCAGAGAGCGAAGCGAAGATGCTGGACGCCCTCGTGGCCTTCCGGCTGGCACAGGGCGGGGCCCTGGACTTCCGTTCTGGCCTCGACGGCATCAAGCAGATGCTCGGCAAGGCTGGCGTGTCGGCAGACGAGTTGATCGCCAAGTTGGAAGCGGTGCAAGTCGCAGGGGCGGCGCATCGCACGGAGGGGCCAGGCACGCCGGAAGTGGGACCGCTGCTGCCTCCCGACTTCGGACAGCAAGTGGAACTCCCGCTCACGCAGGCGGCGACCATCTCGGACATGCTCGCCGAGACCTGGGACAACCTGGCGAAGTCGGGCCAGTCCGCGTTCGCCTCGGTCACGCGGGACATCGAGTATTTCGGCTGGGTCGGGCAGAGCACGTACCTCATGCTGTCCAACTCGGTCAAGTCGTACCTCGTCGCCGAGGACAAGCTCCGCAAGGAGACGAAAGAGAAGGCCAAGGAAGAGAAGGTAGACGCGGACGCGAAGAAGCGCCGAAACCAGCAGATGCTGGACGATACCGGAACCACGCTCGGGATCATGGGAAACCTCTTGACTTCCGGTGGAGAGCGCAACTTCGCAATCGGCAAGGCGTTCGCCATCGGCGACGTGACCCTCCACGGCATCAGCGCGATCCAGAAGGCGGCAGACAGCGCCATCCCGCCGTTCAACATCCCGGCAATCCTAATGGAGTCAGCGCGGTTCGCCGCGAACCTCGCGGCCATCAAGTCGGCTCGCCCTGGCGGCGGCGGTGGTGGGGGTGGCGGCGGTGGTGGTGGGGGCGGAGAGGGTGGAGGCGGTGGGGGCGACGGTGGGGGAGGAACGGCCGCGGTCGCGGCGGGAGTCGTGACGCCGGTGGAGGCCAAGACCCTGACCATCGAGGCGAACATCAACGGGCTCGCCGTGGTGACGGACCAGTTCGCACTGGCCCGCGCCATCGGGGAGGCGATGGGGGCGGCGCGGCCGTTCACCGTGGGAGCCGGGGGCTAGGCCGTGTACGACCCGACGATCCTGGCTGATGACCGTTTCCGGCAGGCCGGGGCCACAGTGACGCATGATGGCTCCGTGACGAACGGCACTCGCCTGTTTGACTGGCGCGACGACGAACAGGCCACGCACCCGTTCGCCGGGGCCTGGACCACCTCAGTCGATCTTGGCGTCGGTGTCAGCGGGAGGGCAGAGTCCATCGCACTGGTAAATCACAACCTGCGGTCCATCGGCCTGACGAGCGTGCAGTGCGCGGTGGACGTGAAGGACTCCCCGGCCGGGGTATGGGCCAACGTCTTCTCCGACGTGGTATCGGTCGGCGTGGACTGGTGGGCGGACTGGATCCACGACGCCGCGCACCGGTACTGGCGCGTGGTCCTCACGCCCACGGGAACCCCGTCCGGTCCCGCGGCCATCGGGGAGATGCTCGTTGGCCTGCCGATCAACTTCCCGACGCCGCACAACTGGCAGGGGTTCGACCCCGACGGCGAGCGCCCTGTGGCCTACGGAGTTCAGGAGGGTCCGCCCCTCGTCGCGCACGTGGTAGCCTACGTCGAGCGCAGCGTGAAGCTCGCATGGAACGCGTTGGACGAGTCGTTCGTGGAGGCCCGCGGCTCGCTGGCAGACTTCCGCACGTGGTGGGAGGAGGCGGGCTCGAAGGGTGTCCCGTTCGTGTTTCTCTGGAACGACCGTCCCGCCGTCTACCGCCAGTTGCTCTGGTGCCGTGCCTCCGGAAAGGCAACCCGCAAGTTCGTCACGCCACCCGACTACTCTCCTCCCTCCACGTCCGGAACGTATCGGGCGCAGCGATCCCTCGCGCTCGCCCTGACTGGGCGCCGGAGGTCGTAGATGCCGCCGCTCCTCCAGACGGTCCATCTCGGGTGCGACAACCTTTTTTCCCGCGCCGGGGCAGTCGTCACCTACCCGGCCGGATGGACGAGTCCCGCCCGAATGCACGACGCCTCGGACTTCCTGCTCGCTCGGTCCGGCGGAAGCCCGCCGAACCCAAGCTACCTGACCGTGGACCTCGGCGCAGGCCAGGCCTCGCTGCCGTCCTACATCTACGTCGGCCAGACGAACATGGGAAGCCTGGTCGTGCGTCTTCAGATCGACAGCTCCGACGATGGCGTGGCCTGGACGAACCTGTACGACGTCGCCGCGGAAACTGACCAGACCTCGATGATGCACGGGGCGATCGTGCCCACCGTCGGGACGCACCGCTACTGGCGCGTTGGATTTATCAAGGTCGGCGGGTTCTCGGGCCTCCAGGTAGGCGAGGTGAAGTTGGGGAAGTCGGTGGCCTTCTCGGTGCACCCCGACGTGGACGGATACGACCCCACGGACGAGGACCTCCATGTGGCCGCGAGTCGGACCGAGGCTGGGCACCTGGCCCATGCCCGCTTCCTGGGGTCGCGCCGCAAGGCCCACGTCCGCGTGTCCTACGCCGACTACTACTGGATGGCGGACGCGACCGTGCCCACTGGGTTCCGGTACTTTGTGGAGCAGTTCGTGCTCACCGGCAAGCCATTCGTGTGGGGCTGGTCCACGCTGCTGCCGGGGCCGTACCTGCGCGATCACTTCTGGGCGAAGTGCCTCAACGGGGTCAGCCAGACCTTCGCGGACTCCTACCTCGCGGGCCAGCGCATGGTGGAGTTCGACGTAGTAGGCGCGCGCGAGTGGGGGAGGTACTGACGTGGCGAGTGTGGCGTTCACGGCGCTGGCGGAGCGGGCGCATCACAGCCCGGCCCTCGTGGTGCGGGTCACTTTGCCGAACGGGGTCGGGACCGGCACCACGCAGTTCCTCTTCTGCGATGTGACCACCGAACGGCTCGCGCTGCGGCTGGGCCTGGACGTGCTGCCCTTGCTGCGCAAGGCCGGGGGCGTGAGCACGGGCATAGAGCCGGGCAAGGTCACGACTACACGCGGCGTCCGGCAACTCCAGTTCCGGGACGTGCCGGACTGGCCCGAATCGCTCGGGGCGGGGGCGCTCGCCTCCAGCGGAGGTTCGCTGTTCCAACGCCTGCAAGTCTCGTTCCCCGGCTGGCACCGGGCGAAGGTAGAGATGCTTCTAGGCTTCGACGACCTGACCTTGACAACGCTCGCCGACTGGGAGCCATTGTTCATCGGGCAGTTGGAGGACTGGGGCTACGAGGGCGACAACGACGTGACGTGGACGTTGGCCGACATCTACGAGTTGAAGAACGCGGAGGTCCCTGGCCCCGTCGGCGATGACCAGGTCCTGGCCGCGGCCGTCACCGCCACGGCCGAGGAGTTTGAGCCGTCGTCGCCGGACTTGTGGCTGGACCCGCTGACAGAACTCCCGAGCCAGGACTGGCTCGCTCCCGTCCTCGTGCTGCGGCCGGACACGGTCAACGAGGAGCGGGTGCTCATCTACTACAAGGACGCCATCACGGGCAAGCTCGTGTGCGTCCCGAACCACCTCAGCGACACGGAGGACTTCTCCACGGCCAACTGGACGGTCGCCTCTGGCACGTGGACGAGGACGCCCAACGACTTCGCAGGACCGTGGGGACCTGAGAACGCGACCCACATGGAGACCGTCGGAGCAGGAAAGGTCCAGCAGACGGCCACGCTCGGATTTTCAGGTAAAAGCAACACGTTTTCCATTTGGATGCGAGAAGACCCGGCCGACCCAGGCCGCACGGTGCGCCTGAACGTCGAGGAGGACACGACCCCGTCGGTGATGGCGTTCGTTGACTGCGTGCTCGGGCCGTACTGGAAGCGGTACTCGGTGTCGGTCGGCTGGAGTGGCACCGGGAACATGGTGGCGTCCATTGAGGTCTTTGGATCGGCGAAGTTCTACGCCACGCAGGCGCAGGCGAATCGGTACGCGGGCTATCCAGCGATCGTCTACGCGAAGCCGGTCGGGGGCTCTGGCCTCTACGCCGGGCGCGGGGCCTTCGGTACTGCCAGGATCGCGCACCCGCTCGGGGCACCCCTCACGGAGCGCGCCTACTACCGCGTCCAGGACGCCTCGGCGGACTCGATGGCCGAGGGCCTGCACCCGGTCTGGATCGTCGCCGACCTGCTGAACCGCGCGCACGTCCCCCCAGCGTGGGGCGATCCGCTGCTGTTGCTCTCACGTTTCCAGCAGGAGGCCGACTACCGGAGCGGAGCGCGCCTGCGCCGGGTACTCGTGGACCCGCAGGGAGTCGAGGACCTCATCGTCGAGGTCTGCGAGCAGCACCTTCTCTCGGTGTGGTGCGACCGCACCGGATACATGAAGTGCCGTCTGGACTGGCGCCCGCTCGGACCGGGCACCACGTGGGCCACGCTCACGCGGGAGCATGACCTGCATCAGCGCGGGGACCGACAGACGGGCTACCGGGTCGAGGGCAACAAGGCATCGCAGGCAAACTGGGTCCGCGTCTACTGGGGGCTCCGCCTCGACACCGACGGCAAGGAGAAGGCCGGGAATCGCCCCGAGGACTTCCTGCACGCCGTGGTCGAGGCTGACTTCGATCCGGCCGTCGTGGGGGCCGACTTCCGGTCGCTCGCCGGGAAGACGATCTACGCCAAGTGGTTCTACCAGGCGGGCGACGCCCGGGCGTTGGCGGGCCGAGTCCTCTCGCGCTTCAAGCGTGGAGCCCGCAAGCTGTGGGCCACCGTGGGCTTCCGCAAGTTCCTCTTGCTGGACGTGGCGGAGTCCTACCGCATTGACCATCCGACTCTTCGAGTGCTCGTAGGCACCGTAGCCGCCGCCGGAACTCCGCTGTTCCAACTCATCCGCGTGGACTACGGCGAGCGCGCCGAGGACCTGCCCTGCCAGTTCCTTGAGTCCCGCCAGGCGCGCATCGCTCACATCACGCCGGTCAGCACCGACCACATTGACCCAGGCACGGGACTTCCCGGCCTGTTCCCCAACGACTACGACCTCGCCACGCAGGCACAGCGCGACTTCTACGGGTTCATCGGCAACACCGCTAACAAGGTCGGCTCCTCCAGCGACGACGGGTACGTGATAGGATGAGCATCGTCATGCTCGACCTCGACCGTCCGGTGCCCACGGTGACCTACGCGGAGGGGGGGCGCGTGGCCCGCCTGGGGCCTCCGTCCGAAGAGGCGAACCGCGCTGTCTTCTCGTCGGAGAACATCGCCAGCCCATGCAGGCGCGTTCGAGGCTCGTGCTCGACCCGGGAGTGCCTGCGGTGTGAGTTCTTGATCGGGCTTGGCGTGCTCGATGTATCCGTAACGCGCACGATGGCGGGATACCGGATTGAGTGCGGCCATCCCGTGTTGCGACCTCTCGTCCGCTCCACAGAGCCGACCCATCCGGCCGTGTGCTCTGAAGTGGACTCGTTGGGCATCAAGGCGCTGTCGTCCATCTTCGCGCGCAAGGACGCCTCGGTCGTGGTCGGGTGCCCGATGGCCCGCGCCGCCACAGGCTCCTGGCTGATGCGCTCTCCTCCATGTCCGACCTGCGGGATGTTCCGAGGCGTGGTCAGGACTGGAGGCCTCAAGGTGTTGGGGATCACCCTACGGTGCCCGTCGGAGGTGGCGGTCCAGTGTGGCGCTCCGCATCAAGTGCAGGTACGATCCATGGCGTCAGGGGCGACCCTGCTGAGAGCGTGACATGCCTCCACCGTCTGTTTCGTGGGTGACGATCCCGGCCGGAGACCTCGATCCAGATTCTCCCATCACAACCGAGTTGATGACCGCGCTCTACTCGAACGAGGTCTTCAACAGCGAGTGGATCGGCGCGCGGGCCGCGGCGAAAATCAATCATCGGCATCGAAGCCTCGCCACGGACGGAACGGACAACGTGGACTACGGAAGCCTGACCGGGGCTCCTGCGATCCCGGGACCTGTCCTGGCGATGTGTACCTGGACCGGCTTGGTCATTGAGGGTGGTGGGGCACAGGTCATCTTCGGTACGGCTTCCGTTATTGGCTTCTGGCCCGCTGTCCTTCTGCTGAACGTGTCGGTCACTTATGTGGGCGCTGGCCCGGCTGGGACAACGCAAAACTGGTCTGGCCGCTGCTCCAACTTCACCATGGCGGGCCACTATGGGCCAGCGACCGGTCAGTGGTTTGGCGGCGGCGGCGTCGTGGCGATCCATGCCGCCAGTGGAGTTCCTCTGGCGTGTCTATTCATGGGGGCGCCGGGAATGGCCGCCACTTTCCAGTGGTCTGCGCCTGTACCTGCTCTGATGACCCGTACCACGGAGATCACCCTTACGGCCATCGGCCAGTAGGAGGCGACGATGACGAACGCCCATGTGCAGTGCCGATGCGGCTTGGTCCTGGAAGCGGACCTCGCCATGCCGACGGGCCAGGCCACGACGACCGGGCAGGAGACCTGCTCCTGCGGCGAAGTCTACGACCTTGCGATCGAGCACCTGACCGGGACGGGGGCCGAGGCCCGCTACGAGTTCCGCGTGCGGATGAAGGCGGCCGAGAAGCACGCCTGGACCCCACAGGTCCCGGCGTGAGGACGCGCGCCGCCGCGCTCGCGCTCGCGGCCGCGCTGCTCGCGGGCTGCGGCTCCGTGGAGACCGTGGAGCGCGGCGAGCGCCGCATCGAGGCCCACGGCTGGCTCGACCTCGGGGACCGGCTCGTGCGCTGGGCCGCGGAGGTGCTGGAGCGCTCGACCGGCGAGCGTCGGAGCACGCTGACGATCGAGCCCCCGGCCCCGCTCGCGGTCGCCGCTGGATGGCTGGGGCTGGTCCCCGGCGGCGGCGCTGGCCTGGCCGGAATCGTCACGACGCTCGGCTCGCTCGGCGTCGCGTGGTGGAAGGACCGGGCCGCGAAGCGCGAGGCCGCTGGAAAGGCGACCGCCGAGCGCGCCGTGGGAGAAGTCGGCGCGTATGCGGAGGACCTGGAGCGCGTCGCCCGGCTCGCGGCAGACGGGCCGGACGAGCGGAAACTCGTGGAGACTTCCGACCGGATCGTCGCCGCGAAGGCCGCAACGTCGCGGAGGCAAGACGCGGCAGGAATCCGCGCCGTGGTGGCGCGAGTGCGCGGCCGCCCCGTGAAGGCTGGGGCGTGAACGTGTCCACCGTTCTCATGCACCGGGGGGTGCTGTCGCTCGTGACCGGCATCGCGTCTGCGGCGCTCGGCGCTGGCCTGACGTGGCAGGCGTTGCAGGGGCGCGTCTCCGCGCTGGAGAACAAGGCCGAGCGGTCCGAGAACGATTCGCGGTGCGTCCGCGAGAGGCTTGAGCGCATGGACGCCAACCTGCAGGTCATCGCCACGGACATGGGCTGGGTGAAGGAGGCGTTGCGGGAGTTGAAGGGCCGTGGCTCCGACCGGCCCTGAATTCCTGGCAGACGTTTTCGGGCCTCCACGACCCACTCCGAGACCACCCAGGACCGACTTGCTCAGGCTGGGTGCCGTGGTGCTGATGGTCCTGCTGTCGCTGGGATTCTGCCTGCTCGTCCGGTTGTGGGGGCGGGTGACCCCGTAGGACGGCCGGGCCACCCCTGAAAGTGGGGGGTAGGAGGCGTTCTGGCGTCGTCGCTGGACCCTTCGGTCCAGGAACCGCCAGAACGCGGCAAACGGGCCTTTCCGGCGGTTTGACGCGAGATTAGGTGAAGCGTTGGGTGCCCCGACCGCACCCAAACGTAACCCTATTACAAAACATATGGATTTATCATTAGGTTTCTGCCTGGAAGGTCGTAAACTTCCCTGATGAAAAGGACGGCGAACGCGAAGGTCGGTCTGCCGCTCGTGGCGGGGCCAGCCGCTTCGCAGGAGGTCAACATGGTCGCATTCGGAACGTGGCAGCAGGGGCGGGTCTACCGCGACGCGGTCGTGAGCGGCTGGTCGAGGACGTGGCATCCGCAGGGCAGCGAGTCCTGGCCCTACGTGCCCAGGATTCCGTGCAGCGATGACGATGCTTTCGCCAAGTCCTGGCGACTCGTCATGCGGCACACGGACCACGGCGTGGAGGTTAGGTGGGTGGCGCCCGGCGAACTCGTCTCGGGCTGGGTGATCGGCGTCCGTCAGGAAGGGGTCTAGGCGTGCGGAGGGGCAGCCGCCCCTGATGAGGCCCCGGCAGGGGCCGAAACCCTGGGCGGCCAGGGTAGGGCAAGCACAACGGCCCCGGAGGGGGCGGGAGAGAAACAGGACTGCGGCATGGCCTGCGATCCCCCACCTCCATGGTGGTGCAGGCTGGGCGGTCCGGGGTGTGCCCGGACCGGCGGACGGGGGAGGCGAGGGGCCGCGCCCATCACGGCCCGACAGGAGATCCCATGAGCACACAGACGACACAGCGGACGATCACGCTCACCGGCCGGGCACCGGTGAGGATCACGGACGCGGCGTGGCCGGTGATCGCCTCGGCGAGGGCCGACAGCTATCAGTCCCCGGACTACTCGCGCCATCAGCAGGCCCTCGCGGGAGGCGAACTGGACCGGTACACCCTCCGCGTGCGCCGGCACGCGGACGGCTGGACCCTGGTGTACGGAATCCTCAGTGGGGCTAGGGCGTGGACGGGGACCGAGGACCGCCGCGGGGGCGTGCTCCTCGAAGACGGCGATGACGTGGCCGCCGCGTGCGCGCGCGTGGGCCGGGATGTCGGGCTCCCGGACTCAGTGATCCGCGAGTGCGTCGCGGACCTCCCGGTCGAGGACATCGGGTAGTGACGGGGTGGAGGAACTAGCCGTGGAACACGCACACACACCTAGGCGAGGGCGGTGGGGGCATCCCCGCCGTAAACCGCAAGGCCGGTCCCAAGCCCGGCCTGGAAGGAGGACGGTGGACGCGAACATTCATGAGACGGTGCTCGGTAGAGTGGCCTGCGCCTGGCAGGCGGTGGTGACGGTTCGTCCGGGAGGGGCCTTCGTCGAGGTGGCAAAGGTCGTGGACGGCGTGGAGGTGGAGGCCGTCACCTTGTTCTGCCACGAGTCGAGGGCGCAACTCGCGGCCGAACTGGCGCGGGCGGCGAGGGAGTTGGCGGGAGACCTCCCGGCGACGAGGCCGGGCGGAATGTGGGCCTGCCCGCGCTGCTCGGCCACCGTGACCGACATCACCCTGTGCCGGGACTGCCACCACGAGATCGGCACGGACTGCCGGTGCGCGGTCGAGGTCGAGGGCACGGAGGAGTTGTCCTGCGACGAGTGCGCGTCGATGAAGGATGTCCGGTGATCCCCCCTGCCGTCTGGCTGGACAGGGCGCTCCTCGCGCTGGCTGGCGTCGCGCTACTGGTGGCCTGCGTGGGCCTTTGCATTTTGTGGTGCCGTAATGTCATGCTATAATGCCATGCAGGAGGATGTCATGCCCAAGGCGAAGGCGGTGGCGGTTGGAGGCGAGGGCAACGTCATGCTGCCGAAGCGGCGCTGCCTGCGGTGCAACGGTGAGTGGGTCCCGAGGCAGGAGGCTCCGCCGGTCGCCTGTCCCCACTGCGGAAACCCGTTCTGGAACAGGCCGCGTCGCAATCGCGGCTACGAGAACAAGGAGGCAGTCACTCGGCCCGGGTAGCACCGGGCCAGGGCCGCGTGTCCCCACGTGCGCGTGGTGCGGCCTGCCAGCGGTAGGGGGCGTACCCCGAGGCTGCAACGGGGCGAAGGAGTGCAGTGATGAGCGGGTTCCAGAAGGCCGCGCCGAAGCAGGCGAAGCTCAAGGTCACGCTCAAGAAGTAGGCCCGCGAGGGCCTTGGCCCGCAAGCTCCCGACCTCCACGTCGGTGCGGGCCGGGCGGTGCGCCGGTCGTTCCGGTGCCCGGCGGACGGGAGCGAAGCGCACGACCTGGGGAGTCCCCGGGGGAGGGCGCAGAGGGAGAGGGAGATGGCTGGATCGAAGCTGAAGGCGCGGCCCCCGGTGGCCGCGGAGATGGGGAGGACGAAGGCGGTTGCCTTCGGTCCTCCGGGGAGCGGCAAGACGTGGCTCGCCTTGTCGTTCCCGTCGCCGTACTACATCGACACGGAGAGCGGGGCGGCCCTGGCGCACTACCAGGAGCGGCTGAAGGCGAGCGGTGGCGTGTACTTCGGGCGCGACGAGGGGAGCCTGGACCCGGCGACGGTGCTGGATCAGGTCGAAGCCCTGGCGACCGAGAAGCACTCCTATCGCACGCTCGTCATCGACAGCGTGAGCAAGCTGATCGGGACGATCACCGCACGAGAGCAGGACAGGCTCGGTGACAAGGATGCCTTCGGGGCTTCCAAGAAGCCGGGGCTCGTGTTCCTCCGCAGGCTCGGGATGTGGCTCGACCGGCTGGACATGAACGTCTGGCTGGTCGCCCACGAGACGAGCAAGTGGGAGGGTGCGGGCAACGACCGCAGGGAGGTCGGTCAGGTGCCGGACCTCTGGGAGAAGATGGTCCACGACCTGGACCTGACGCTCCAGGTGCGGCGGATCGGCAAGGGCCTCCGCGAGGCCACGATCCACAAGTCCCGCCTGCTGTCGTTTCCGGAGGCGGACAGGTTCTACCTCCAGAAGGAAGGGCAGGATCAGGCGTACGCGACGTTCACCGAGCGGTGGAACCGCGACCGCATCGAGGCCGTCGCGATCCAGGTCAAGTTGGCGAGCGCCGAGGACTGCTCGCGGGTCCGCGCACTGCTGGAGGTCGTCCGCATCGCGCCCGAGGAGATCGAGCGGTGGATGGCCAAGGCGAACGTGGAGACGTGGGAGGAGATGACGGCCGAGCAGATCTGCAAGGTCGTCGGGCATCTCCAGGCGAAGATCCCCCAGGCGGCGGCAACGACGAAGGTCGAGAAGGGAGCGAAGTCGTGAGGGTCCCCTGGAAGGAAGGCAGGGAGCGGAACGCCGCGCAGGGCTGCAAGCCCGCCGGGGTCTACTTCTGTTACGTCCGCACGGTCAAGGAGGGCACGTCGAAGAAGGGCGACCCGATGTTCGAAGTCGAGCTTGCCGAGGTAGAGACAGACGTGGTGCTGTGCCGCGACTGGATCATGCTCGGCGGTCCCGGCTGCGGGATCGGCGTCCTGAAGCTCGACGCCCTGGGGTTCACCGAGGAGAAGTCCGAGGACGTGCTGCCCGAGGATCTGATCGGCCGCAGGGTGTGGGTCCACATGGAGCAGGAGCGCCAGAAGTGGACAGGTGACGACGGCCAAGAGCGGGAGTCGGTCCGGCTCAAGCCGAAGCTCGGCGCGTGGGACGACTACCGTTCGGGCTACCGCCCGGAGGACGACCGTCCCCCGGAACTCGACCGGCCGGACAAGGAGACGGACACGGACACCGACGAGAAGTCCCGGAGGGCGATGGAACTCCAGCGTCCGCCGAAGGACGGGGAAAAGGGCGAGGAAGAGCTTCCGTTCTGACACACGCTGTAGCTGGCCGGGGATGCGGCGGCGTGTCCCCGACCCTTTTCAGGGGAGGGCCATGAAGACGACGACGGGACGGACGCTCAAGCGGCTGCGGGAGATGGGCTGGGACGCGGCGGTGGTGGAGAGGTACTTGGCGGTGTGCCGCGTCAGGCAGGACATGTTCGGCTTCGCTGACGTGCTGGCGTTCTCGGAGGATCGCGTGCTCGCCGTCCAGACCACGACCCAGGCGAACTTTGCGGCGCACAAGCCCAAGATCGAGGCGCTACTCGTTGCGCGGCGGTGGGTTGCGTCAGACCTAAGGGCGCTGGAACTGTGGGGTTGGGCGAAGCGTGGAGAGCGCGGGAAGCGCAAGCTCTGGACGGTGAGGAGGGAGAGGGTCTTCTGGACGGAGCGCAGCGGGGCCTTTTGGGAGGTCGTCTCCGATATTCAAAACAATCAAACTGATTTCAAAACCTCAGAAGGTGCCTCAAGATGAACGAGACGAAGTGCCCCAGGGCGAGCCTTTCCTGCGCCCTCCCCCGTGACCCGGACTTCCTCGGAGAATCGGAAGGAAACCCTGCGATTGCCCTGCAATCCGTCGGTGCCTTCACCCTCATTTTGTGCGTCCTGAAGGACCAGCGGTCGAGGGACGGGAAGCTCGTCGGAAGCCTTCCGGTCCTCGCGCGTCTCTGCGGCACGACGCCGTCGCTGATGTCGTCGAGCCTCGACGCACTGTCGAGAATGGGCTGGATTGCACGTTGCGAACTCAGCGTCAAGGTGCGGTCTTGGCGGAAGTGGAATCCGCCGGAACTCCGTGGTGGGCCTAGGGTTGGAGCGGGGAGGCCACCTATTCAAACTGAAATCAAAATCAATCAAAATGATTCCCCTCCGTCTCCGTCTCCTCTTATAAGAGAAGAGGAGAGAGAGAAGAGTGCGGGGAAGGCCCCTGCGGGGCCTGCGGCCAAGGGCCGCTTGACCTGGCTCACGCCCTACGGCGAGTGCTGGGACATTTTGACCGGGGGGACCCCTCCCTACGGGAAGCTCGCCTCCGCGTTGAAGCCCCTGCACGACAAGCACGGACCCGAACTCGTGTGCCGGGCGCTGTCGCGCTACTTGCGCTCGTCCGACGCGCAGTAC